TAATTATTTGCCGCTGACATCCAAGCATCATGCAAATCAATTATTGGGAATTTAGGTAATAACCGTTGAAATTCGTTACGGAATTTTGCCCACTCTCCTATTTTAAAATGGTTCATTTCTTTCTTAGATTTGAATTAAAGTACGAAACATTTCACTTTGTAATATAAGTCACTAAGCGACCTCTTTGCATACACATCTCCGTTAGAGAATTCAATCTTATTGCTTGTACAATTGATTATTCTATTCTCCTCAGTCTCTAATTTGAGTACATCTTCCTTTGTCATATTTCGTCCTCCTCTATTTGAAGTAAAATATTAGTTTCAATCTTATCAGTCCATCCATCATTTGGATGGACTATTTCTTTCTCGACATATTCTATTCCGTGAACACGTATAAATTTATTATTATCTTCATCCCAATTTGATGCTGTTCTATCTGTGAGCATAAATACATTGGCTGATTTAGGCATACTCTTGAGCTTTTCTATAAGCTCTCCAACTGTTAGTGTTTTCATATTTTAGCTCCTTTCTTACTTAGTTATGAGCCTCCCCCAAAAAATAACTGGGGAAGGCTCGGTTATTACTTTCTAAAATACATATCGCCGCTTATGGCTCGTGCCATGTCATCACCTGTCAGACGGATATAGCGGAAGAAATTCTGTTCGGTCCGATGGCCTGTCAGTTTCATGATTTCCAGTGTCTTCATGCGTCCAGTGAGATACATATTAGTTGCGGCACTTCTGCGGGCCGTATGGCTACTGATAAGTTCCCACTTTTCACGGGTGACGGTTTGTAATTTCCCGCCTTTGGTAAATGAGTAGGTAATCTTATCGTTCAGCCCGATTTCCCGCATGATTACTTTCAGGTACTTATTGAAATACTGAATGCACAAGCCACAAGGAATGCTACCGTTGTACTTCACAAAGATTTCTTTGACATAATCATGCGCCGGAATCTTCACGTCAACATTTGTCTTTTTCGTCCGTTTGATGATATAATCACCTTGATAGTTATCCTTTGTCAGTGTTGAGTAATCCGAATAACGAAGAGCAGTGAGGCACCCTACTACAAACAAATCACGGATACGCTCTTTAGCCCTACGTTTATCTTGTTTCTCGAACTTATAATAATAAATACGCGTAATCTCATTCATACTGAGGAATACGGCTGATGTTTCCTCCAGCCGAACGTCAATTCCTTCATAAGAAGGGTCTACCGCATAATTATACTGACTCGCCTTTCGTACCATAGACTGAATTTTTAAGATGTAACCTACAATTGTATTATGTCGTAATCCGCACTCTTCAAGATAGACTATGAAATCATCCAAAAACTCTTCGGTTATTGAGTTGGTGAAAATATCGCAATCATACTCCTCAGAAAAACGGTTGATGTGCCTGATGACAGCATCATAAACGGCGGGATATTGTGCAGACTTGCGTCTGGATTTCTTTTCGACTACCTCACGAATAAAGTCCGCGAAATAAACGCCTTCGAGCGGTTTGCTCTGCCTGAAATGATTGATGTAGTCCTTTCTTGGCTTGGCCTCAAGGACCGGAAATGATACTGCTAATGTTGTTTTGGTCTCTCATATTTAAAGGTTAAAACAAAAAAACGTCCTCCACCGTCAGCGGTTGTTTCGTTCCCTGCTCGTACATGCGGGCTTTCAGCCGATCGCACAAGATGTAGACGAAAGAGCCCGCATCGGGATTATCCATCTTGATAAATATGGCGGTTAGCCCCATTGTATTGGCACCCATCTCCACGAGATCGCACGGCTTTCCGTAGTACGTCCAGTAATACTGCACTTGTGCCAACACGCTGTCTTCTACCTGAATGATCAGGGCTTTCGGTTCACGGTAAATCATGGCTCCTTAAAGTAAGATTTAACTTCCCCGTCCGGCACCCATTCTACAGTTACTACCGCCTTTACCTTACCAGTACCACCACATGAAGGACAGGGTTTCTTCACTCGTTCAGTGATGATATCCGGGTCGAGTACATATCCGTTTCCCTGGCAATAGCCACAACTATAGCCGGTAAATTCTTTGGGCTTTTCCCGCCCGGCTCCAAAGAGGGGTGCGGAAATCAGCACCCCATTCCATTTCTCGCTCATACGCTATTCGATGTAATAGGTTTGCACCAGCTGATGATTCCTGTAGATGTGCAGTACTGTCCTGCCTTCGTCCGTACGGACTTCCGTAGTAACCACGCTACGGAAGAGAGTACCACGTTCCCGTTCCGCCTGTATCTTGGCATCAATGAAAGACTTCAAGTTCCTGAAGTCCCGTTCGCCGCCTTGCAGTTCCACATCAGCCAACACGTCCGACACTACCGCCTGTACATTCAGCAACCACTGCGGTTTGTCGTTCGGAATAATCGAACTATATCTTATCCGTGCCATAACCCTACATCGCTGAAAGTGACAACGGCAGATTCACCGCATTACCCTGTTCATCCTTCATCTCCACCTGAATAAACTGACACGTCGGCACCGGACGGTAAGCCGCCTTAATGATATTGATGCCTTCCAGGAATCGTTCATCCTTCGACTTGACGGCGAGCTTTTCCAGTTCCAATACCTTGTTGGCCTTCAGCGCACCTTTGCGATCCTTAGCAAGCAGACTCATGACTGTGTCCACCAGGTTGGCAGAGTTTTCGTCTTTGGCCATGGTCTTGATATACTCTTTCACCATGTCGATGCCCGCTTCCACAGTATCATCCCAGCCCTCATTCACGCGGTTGCCGAGTGTCAAGCTCATGCGGCTGTCGCTGGTGGTAAAAGTGTCAGTCTGACGTCCGCTCTTCACCTTGAAAAGCTCGTTCTTCAACTTGATGACCGTACCGAACTCATTAAACACTTCCTGCTTGATGCGCATCATCTCGGATGAGAGGCTTTGCAACTTCGTTACGCTGGCCTTGACGGTGGCGTCCACCAATTGTTTGTACGTTTCACGTTCCCGCTCGATACGGTTACGCTCTGCCTTTTCCTCGGCATCCAGCTGTGCCTTTAAGGCGGCACGTTCTTCTACTGATAATGTTGATAAATCCATAATTCTTTCTATTTATTGGTTAATAATTAATCTTAGCTCTTCTTTCTTCATTTCTCTTGCGCTGCAAATCCTCATTCACATACCTTTTCGGTGACTCCAACACGACCAGTTTCCGGTCAAGATGGTCATAGCGTACCATTTCGGCACGATAGGCGTCCAGCAGGCGATCATATTCGGCGGGGCTCAAGGTACCGGTACCTGCATGCAAACGGTCAAGATACTCGCAGATACGGTTGGCACTGGCTTCCAGTTGTCCGGCAAGCCGGCTACGGTAATCCAACTTGTCGACGGTGTCGAGATGAAGGCGGCTGCGGTCGGTGTAGTCTTTCATGACTGCGCCTCCTCTCTCAGCCTCTTCATTTTTTTGTCCAGCTCTTTCTTGCTGTAATACACATATTTCCCTTTTTGCCAGGCATGCACGAGTCCTTTAGCCGCCCACTTTTTGATGGTGTTCTTGCCACAGTTCAGGTATTGGCAAGCCTCGTTCTGCTTAAGCATGCCGGTCATGTCCATACCTTCGGGCATCTCTACAGGCTTCAGTGTGGCAGGCTTTCTGCTGAGACCTATCCATTGCTCCAGGCGTTCGATGCGGAGCAACAGGTCGTTATACTCTTTCCATGAAAGGGTCACACTGCCGGCATCCGTCCCTGCCTGTTCGTCCGCCGGGTATTTGTCCGCATCCGGTATCAAGTCCTCAAGTTCCATTCCGCCTGCGGCATAGCGTGCGGCATCACGCAGGGCATAGAAAAACCGTTCGTCTTTCTTTTCCTCGCCCACCGACATCACAAACTCCTTAAAAAGTTGCGTTTCCGTACGTTTCTGTTCCAGTACTTCCGCCTGAGCTACACTGATCCGATCGCCCTTCTTACGGAGTATGTCTACCGCACGGTTGATTTCTTGTTGCTTTCTCATCATCTGAATTATTTTTTTTTTCGTTTTTCCTCGCGTCTCATAAATGCCTCCAGTTGCTTCTTCGTCTCCTGTAGTTCCCAGAGGGCCATCCTTGTCACATCCTTGCGGGCCTTCGTATATTTCCGCGCCCAGACGTTCAGTTTCGCCACATTCATCTGATATTCCTCTTCACTGTCGCTGGTGAACCCTTGGTTCAACTGCGGGATCAGGAAGGACAATCGGTATATATCGCGGAACACGAACTGTGCTTCCTTCCGTTGCAGCGCCCTGGCTTTGTCATCCATCGGGTTCAGTCTATCAAGCAGTTGCTGAGCTTCGCGCATCGTAAGTTCCTTACTGCTATGTGTCCGTCCGGAAGTAAACTCATGGATGCAGCCGTGGCGGGCTTCGTCGTTCATACCGATGCGGCGGAAGGTGGCGTGCAGAGCCTTCATTTGCCCGGGGGTAATAAGTTTATCCTTGATTATCTTCATCGCTAATCACTAAATATTAATCACTAATTGAAATATTTTCCCCACGATATCTGGCAGCTTCTTCCGGCCATACATCATAATGCCCGACAGGACCGATAAACCGCCCCTTGGAAAAAGCCCGATATCCCTCGACATATATCTTCAATGAAGCATCGAACGCCACTTTCTTCGCACTACGCCCGTCCGGATTCTTGCCACTGGCATGGCTAATGAAAATAAGCAATTTATTTCGGTGCTGTTCCTTGAACCTGATATACTGGGCATAAGTCATCTGTGTATACTGAAAGCTGTCGATAACCACAAAGTCGGGAGCTTTTTGCCGTTTCAGGCGAAGACTCAATTGATCCAATGGTTCAGCATCCAGCAGCAGGAAACGGCGGTTTACCTCCTGCATGTTGAAGCGCTTCAGTGTATTCTGCATCGTCAGGCAGGCACCTTCTTCCAGACTATCGTAAGCCACGCGCCCGAAACGACACAACTCTTTGCAGAGTTGCATCACAAAGGATGTCTTCCCGTTGCCTGTATTGCCCCATACCATCCAAACACCTCTACGCTCCGGAGTGCCGAAAGCGTCATGCCAGGCGCCTTCAAAAGGCAACGTTTCAAACTTCATGCTCAGCAGTTCCCGCACCCCTTTGGCGTTGCGCTGGAAAGTCTTTGCATCATTCACTGTCTCACTCATGCTTGTTCTCCTTTCATACGCTGAGCTTCTTGGATACGCTTGCAGGCATGCACCACACGTTTCACACGGCGAAGATCATATTCGCCCTGGGCGGCCTCACGCTGAACACGCTTTATCTCTGCAAGGTCAGTCAAGCCGTTAGCCTGGCAGATGGCATATACATCCTGTTCGGTGGCTACATTCACATCGAAAAACTTACGGCCGATACGGCTGTTTATTTCCTTATAGCCCTTCTTGTTATAGCGAAGGCCGTTCTCCACACGACGTTTGATATAATCGGTAGAAAGGAAAATGATACCCGCCTTATTCTCCAGACGGTTGTAAATGCTGATGAAGTAGCTGAAAACGGAGTCAGTCAGCTTGTCGCCTTCATCGAAGATAATGAGCGGGTTCTGAAGGAAGGCGATCATGGAGATGGCGTATTCCAGAATATCCCGCAGGTTCGTCCCGTCCACCGGTGCGCCCACCTGCTTGGCGATCTCGCGCACGAAGTCGCTTTTCTTCATGTCTTCCGAGCAAAGGATATAAAAGACGTTGCGGTGAGTACGACGATATTCAATGGCTGCGGTAGTCTTGCCGCAACCTGCATCGCCCACCACCCAAGTGGTGTTTTTGTAAGCCTGTGCATCCGTCATGGCGAAGGTGATACGGTTGAAAGCATCACTTTCGGTCAGCGTCCAGCGTTCAAGGCTGTAGCCTATCTGTGCGGCTATACGACTGAACATATCGTCGCTGATGCTGGTGTACTTAGAATTACAAATTTGCGATACCGTAGCGGCGCTGACCCCGTTCAGGCTTTCGCTGGCACGGTTCTGGCTGGGATAGTTACTGCAATATTCCATCAAGGCGTCCCGAATGGCGTCTTTGTCTTGTTTACTTAATTCTTTCAT